GGATACGATACTACAAACTTATACACGTTAGCTGTAAACAAAGACGGCAAGCCTGATCTAGTTACAGTTGATATGAATGATTTGGATTCTAGTTCACAAGAATTATTAGCTGACAGAATTAATCAAACTCCAGAACGTACAGGATATCAAGGTTACTTACTTGGCGATGGTATTCCACCTAACGGAGAAGCGTTTGGACATGGGGCAAGTTTCCCTACAAATTCAATTGAAGGAGATTATTTCCTAAGGACAGATTTTATGCCTAATAGATTATTTAGACAAGACGGAAGTCGATGGGTCAAACAAGAAGATAATGTACGTATGACATTGACAAATACAGATTCACGTGCTACACAAAAAGGTACTTTTGTTAACAATACTACTAGTAATATTATTGGTGGCGAAACTGTAACAGAAAGACAACCATTGAGTAAAGCACTCAAACCAAAGGCAGATAATTAATGCAACACTTCTATGATGGACAAATAAGAAGATACATTACTCAAATGGTAAGACTACTGAGTAATTTTTCTTATGCTGATAGCAAAGGTAACTTAACACAAATTCCAGTCATGTATGGAGACATTACAAGACAAGTTGGTGCTATTATAAAAGACAATAGTGAAAATAAAATACCAAGTGCGCCACGCATTGGGGTGTATGTTACTGGCATGGAAATGGATCGTACAAGAACTGCTGACGCAACCTATACAGGTAAGGTGCATCTTAGAGAACGTACTTATGATGAAAACAGTAACGAGTATTTAAATACTCAAGGTTCAAACTATACTGTTGAACGATTAATGCCAACACCGTATATGTTGAATATTAATTGCGATATTTGGTCAACTAACACAGAACAAAAATTACAGATTTTAGAACAGATATTAATGTTGTTTAATCCAAGTTTAGAAATACAAACTACAGACAACTATGTAGATTGGACTTCGTTATCAGTTGTTAATTTAGAAAATATTAATTTTAGTTCAAGAAGTATTCCTATGGGAGTTGACACTGAAATTGATGTTGCTACACTAGGATTTCAAACACCTATTTTTATTAGTCCTCCTGCTAAGGTTAAGAAGTTAGGAGTTATTACAAATGTTATAATGAGTATCTTTGATGAAACTAAAGGAACTATTGACTTAGGACAGTCAATGCCAGAACTTAATGCATACGATGATAGCTGGGGCAACTCTATTAAAAACAAAGATGCAGATGGTAGAATACATCTTCAAGTTACAACCGCGTCAGGCTATGATGCTATTGTTACTAACACTATTGTTCAACTTGGTAAAAATGGAATTAGTGGAGAAATTAATTGGAGAGAAGTACTTGAATCTGAACCTGGTGAGTATGCCGCAGGATTAAGTAAAATATATTTAAATAGAATTGACTTGGCCGCACCGGTTGTAGGTACATTTGCACTTAACAACTTAGACGAAACACAAATTATTGTTAATTGGGACGAAGATACTATTCCAACTAATACAGTATTAGGATTACCAAATAGTCCACAAAAAGGAACTATTGATGCAATTATTGATCCGACTAGAGTTAACCCAGTTAACTTAAAAGTAGCTGGCACTAGAATACTTTTATTAGGTGATATTGGTGCTACAGCAAACACAGATGGTGCCGATGCTTGGAAAGACTCTAGTGGTAATGACACACTAGTTGCTAGTGAAAACGACATTATCGAATGGAGTGGAACACAATGGCAAATAGTATTTGACTCAAGCACAAAAAATAACCCAGCAACTGATGTTACATACACAACCAATTTAACTTCAGGTATCCAATACAAATGGGATGGTACAGAATGGACACTATCCTTTGAAGGCGAATATCGAAAAGGAAGCTGGCGCTTAGTACTCTAAATAAGTACTTGTATGGAACAAATTATTTGTAGTGGTGCATTATTCTATTCGTTGACAACACAACGTTTCTTATTCTTACATCGCACACAATCAAAACAAAACAATGTTTGGGGTCTTGTTGGCGGAACCAACGAAGATAAAGAAATCCCTTATAAAGCTCTACTACGTGAAGTTGAAGAAGAACTTGGTAGTGTTCCAAAAATTATCAAATCAATACCGTTAGAAACGTTTGTAAGTAACGATGATAAATTTCAATTTCATACTTACTTGTGTGTTGTAAAGGATGAATTTCTCCCTGTTCTAAATGATGAACATAATGGATATGCATGGGTTAGTTTTCAAAATTGGCCAAAGCCGTTGCATATGGGATTGCGTAACACACTCCAAAATAAACAAAACTTAACAAAACTTCAAACAGTATTTCAACTAGTATCATTATTACAAGAATCGGAAAGTTAAATGATTAAAGTTTACGGCGACATAATGTTAGACCGATGGATTTTGGGTAATACAAATAGAATAAGTCCAGAAGCACCTGTACCTGTTTTACTTGAAGAAGCCCAACAATATAGCATTGGTGGGGCAGGAAATTTGGCTCTTAATATTAAATCTATCAATG